CGCTCTGGAAAATCTCAACGCTGACGATAGTGACCGCCTGTTCGACTGCGTCGGTGTTCGCGTAGAGCGTGGCCGCGTCTGCCCCAGATAGATAAACAACGCCGCCAGGAATTACCGGACGGAATGTGATGTCGTCATTGGTGAGCGCGCATGTGAAATAGAAATAAGGAGCCGGATAAGCGAAAGGTAAGTATGGAAATGGATCATAGTAATTTGATGTGACTGTCTTTGTTCCGTTGAATGTAGATGGAACGCAACCTGTAATTACAACACTTTGACCAGCGACAAATGTGTTTGGCTTCTGAGTAATGTAATAGGCGACATTATTTTGAAGATAAACGGCGGCGACTGAATTTTGATTGGCAGTCAATAGCGGCAGAATTACCTGCTCAGCAGAATCGATAATTCCTTCAAGATAAGCATCAGAATAAAGAGAAACAGAGACGCCAAGAACCTGTCTAAGACTGGCGACTGTAATGATTGCTGGCATCTCTGTTCCCTTTCGTGAGCTGCTGGGCTAGATACGGGAGCGCACCTAGCCCATGATTAGTTTGCTTAGGTTAGGTTAAAGCGACGTAGGCCACCTGCAAAAACGGCCTGAGCTGCGATGTAACCGTAGAGCATGATCTCAATTTCTCCAGTTGTTGGAACGTTAGTTGCCAATGTTAAAGATGGAGATTCAAAAATTTCGATTGAACGTGGATCGATGATGAATGCTGATTCATCGATTGATGTTGAAACCATGTTTGGATCAACGTAATAATCAAGTCCAAGTACGTTTCCGCGAATAGATGTTGGAACCGCAGATCCAGCATTGTTCATAGGATTTCCAGCGTTGTAAATTGGACGACCTGTTGTATCTGTTGCTCCCATGAGGAGACTCCAGATAGAAGTACCTGAAACGAATGACTTTGCAGTGCGCTTTGTCGCAGTATAAACGGCTGGTGATTCTGTTGATACGAATGAAATGATGCCGGCTGAGTCGGCAGCAGTTGCAGTTGCCTGTGTTCCGCCTGCGGTGATTTGTGCTACAACATACGCATCAGTTGCCTGAGCATAGGCATCTCTGAGATTGGCCAACATGATTTCATAAAAGCTCGGATCTGATCTATCGAGCAATTCGACTGAGTAGCGCTGGAATCCAGCCTTCTTGATTACTGTCGCATTGACGTAAGCTGAAGTAATTGCAGTTGTTCCTGTTGGATCTCCGCCTTCTGCCACTGTTGCAGCAGTTGAATTTGCAGTGATTTTAGGAATTGAAACTGTCATTCCGTAGCTATTGAGTGGACGTGTTCCACCGCAAGCATCAATGACTGGACGATCTGCGTTTGTGTTTTGTGCAACGTCGCGAACGTATGAAACTGGTGAGAACGCTGGATTTGTTGTGAATGAATCGTCAGCAGCTTTTACATATTGACGAGAATCTTCATTTCCAAGTCCTGCCTTAATTGTGTGCTCAAGGTATGCGCCACCAGTTGTGATTGGTGATCGTGGTGATGTGAAATAGAGCGGACGAGCTGCCTCGGCCTGTACGACTTTGGAAGCCTCAACCGTTTCGGCTGGTGCTTCTGTAACGGTTGGAGTTGTTTCCACTTCGTTTTCTCCTTTGGTAGTTTGTTCTTCTGTTTCCACGACGGATTCAGAATCTTCTTGCTCACTAGCTGCGACCGCAACCTTTGCGCTTCTTATGGCTGGATCTGTGACAAGTGAAACTTCTTTGAGCGCACTTGCGCTAATAACTAGAACGCCATCAACGTTCTTATACTTTTCAGCCAGAACGCCGACACTGAAGCCGTCGCGTAATCCAGAAAATGCTTCTTCCAAAGCATCAGATCCGGAAGTCGTTTTGGCAACAGAAAAAGTTGCATAAATGCCTTCTTCATCTTCTTCGTAGTCTTTTAAGAATCCGATTGGAGATTCACGGCGATGCTCAAGTAATAATTTCGTAGTATCGCTGAAAGTAATTGAGCCAGGCTTGAACATTGTTGATCCGGCTGATGTAGAGCCTTCTTCATTCCATGTAACGATGCGGCCAGAGATTTCGCGTCGTGGAAAATCTGTCGCCGTGACCTTCATTGAAAAGTCAAGATTCATCGGAGTTGGCTTGATTTCTTTCATCGGATCATTTCCTCTTCTAGTCGGATTTCATCGGACGTTAAAGCTCCGATGTCGTAGAGAATCTTGTACACATCTGCGCGCTCTTTTGCTGATCCGCGCAAGTAATCGTCTAAATCGAACTTGACTTCTTGTGATGCTGGAACGAAATCATTTGGCATTCCAGTCATTGAAAGACGCTCTTCAATCGCAGTCATAATTGGACGCAGTGAGAAGTCAAGCAAAGATTGACGCGCAAGTGTGGCGTTTGTGTAAGTCATACTAGATCCGGATTCTGCATCGACGTAGTAGGCCGGAATGCCGGTAACTCTGGCTAATTCCGTCGCAACGTAAGATCTAGCTTGATTGAGTTGAAGCTTCTCTGGGTCGAATCCTAAAGTCTGCAATTCAACGTCAGCATTCAAGAATGCAGTTGAGCGATTGCGACGTGACTGCCCCCAAGATTCAAGAAGCTTTGCGATGCGATCTGCTGGAAGTGCAGTGCCATTAGATTTCAAGACCATCGTTGGAACTGGCTCGCGTGCGTACATTGTCGCAGCGCGTTCTAATTCTGCACCAGCTTTAATTGTGCGACCGGCACGATTGAGAATGCCCTCATCGACGCCGTAAAAGACTGCAAGACTTCCAACGCCTTCGTATGGCACTGGAATTGAATCTACGCAGTAATACTCAATCTCTGTTCCCTTGTCATTAGTTTTAATTGTGACGCGAGTAGGATCAATGCGTTCTGCACTGCGAATGCGATACGTGTCAGCGTAGATTTCCAATATACGCATGTAGCCGTAACCGTATAGCAATAAATCCTCCGCAAGCCAGGCATAGGTCGCGAATCCAGGAACGCGTGGATCTGGCTGATTGATAACCTTTGGAGGAGATTCAACGCGAGCGCCATCTGCGCGAGTGCGAACCTTAAGCGGAATCGATGCAACGCTTGACGAAATAATGTTTCGGGCTCTGGCACACGTTGGCACTGACATAAATTCAACACGAGACGCAGTAATTCCGGCAACGCCGTAAATATTGTAAAGCGAGCTAGTGACATTTACTGGAGCAAGAGATGCCTCAATGTCAGAAGTGGCAGCCGGAGCTGCGGTTGTGACTGTGCGCGAGAATAGACCCATGCGTGAAGTCTAAAGCCTCGCTATACATCTAAACGACCATGATGTCCATCTCCATCTCTGGGCGTGTCGCAAAGTGTGTCGCAAGAGCTGAAGCCACTGCCGCGCAGACTGCAACCGAAGAGGCGCGCCGTCCGATGATCCAACCGCCATCGCCCATTGGTAATCTCACGGCCGATAATATTTGCTTGGATAATTCTGCCTGTTTTCCGTGAATCAATCTCTTTGAGGTAATCGCTCCCAGCAATTCATCGCAGCTCTGGCCATAAAGTGCTCCATCGATGTCTATGACTGGAATGCCAGCCGGAGCAAGTCTTGCAGCAACGGCAGAGCTTGTTCTCTTACTGAAAGCCACATATTCAAGCGGATACTTGCGTGCATAGGGCGCGATGTCGTTGGCGATAGCTTTATCGTCTAGCGAAATCGGATTGTGCCAGGTATGTAGAAGCTTGATGTTGAAAGTATCGTCCGCATTCTTTTGAGCAGCCACTAGCGCCCCATCTCTACGATCCGGCGATAAATCGAGTCCAAACCACGTCATCTTTTCAACGTCGAGATAAATCTCATCAGATCCACACTCTTCCCATTCCTTCACAGGAATCGCTCCGGAGATTGTATTGACCCATCGGCACAACACTTCCGTCTGGACGACATCTGGCGGATCATTGAGAACGGCGCGGATATTATCTTCGTGGATTGTGTGACCAAGCGCCGGATTGCTCGCGACCCAATTCTTTTCATCTTCAATCTTGTCCGAAAACGCTGACCATTCGAAATAGGCGATGTCATCGTTTCCACCAGCAGCCGATGCCATTCCGCGCTCGCGTAGCTGATTGAGAATCAAGGAATGTTGATCTCCGGCGTTTGAGAATGTCCAGAGCTGCGGATTCTTAGCGGCCATCATCGTATATCGCATCGCTGACCAGGCTTCGGTGTCTTTAAGCTGACGGGTCTCGTCCATGTAAACCGTCTCCGGCTTTGCGAATCCACGAGCTGCCGCATTTGCTGCCTTGACCACGTAACGAGCGCCGGACATCAATTCAATCTCTTCGGATCCGTGAGCCCATCGGATCTTCTTGACTTGTTTAGCTAGTGATTCGTTGCTCTCGATAATGCTGACCACGTGCCGGAAAGTCTCGAGTGATGTAGTCAATACGTGAGCCGAACCTAATTGCAAAGATTCTTGCCACAGAAAGAGACGGGCAAGAATAGACATCTCCATAATTGTGGACTTGCCATTCTGTCGAGCTGCAACAACCACGACCAGAGGCGCGTGCCAGCGTCCGTCCGGCTTAATTTTTAAAGCGTGTTCGAACACGAATTTTTGCCAGGGCATCAGATCAATGCCTATCTGGCTGGCAAAGTCAATGATTTCTAAGCCCTTAGACGGTAAATCGTTGAGCCTAGAGTGGATTCTGGGCGTTCCTGAGCCAATTAGACGGCTAGGTGTAGGAGAGATTCCCTGTTCCTCCCTGTTCGCCTCTGAGACAGCCTTGAGCGCCCTTGTTTGACCCTGTCCAGCCTTAGTCATGACTTGTGCTCTCTTGTGTCGGTGAAAACGGAAAAG